ATCCAACCGTGTCGGCTAAATCCCTTTGTGCCTTCTCCATCTTCTCCACCTTTTCGGTCAAATAATCGCTTGTAACTTTTGTTAAGTTTTTCGAGAGAGTGCAAAAAAAAACAATAATCGGGTTAGCTACGTCCATTGTCATATTGTGTTTAAATATCTCTGACATTTCTAGTAGGTCATACTCTTTAACATCTACCCATTTACCTCTCCAATTCCTTTTGATAGGTCTTGATATGTTAGCCAATAGTAAATGTAAGTTACTCTCAACCGTTTCAGGGTTGTCCTTTAAAGTTTCAAGTGTTTTCATACTAAAGGCGTATTGATCCAAGATTACATTAGTCGCATCTACTTCGAATCTATACCATTGCCCCTTAATTTTATAACGTGTTTTAAGTACGTTAGGGCGTTCCTCTGATAACCATTTAGTTTTCTGCCTGATACTGTCTACATCTTTATTAGTTAGCTTTGCAACCTCTTCATAAGGCTCATTTGATAGTATCATTATTTCGTTAATGACTTTGCTAATATCATTCATACCCTCAAACTTTGAAGGTAATAACTCTTGAAACTGGTTAATGGTTAGTTCGTGCCATCCTGATGGAATAGATATTTTCATATTATTTTAAAGTCTTTATAGTTTCCGTTTCATTCCTAACCGCTAAGTAAGTAAGTAGGCTTAATCTCATTTGAGTATAAGATGAAAAGTACTTAGATTCAAAACGGTAAAAAGGAATTTTGTAATTAAATTGTTTTTTATTCTCTGTTATTATTACGTCTTTTACACTCATAATTATAGTATATTATATTTACCTCTGTTGCTTACTCCTAAATGCATAATAGCACCGTAGCGTATTGCATCCATTGCGTGATTATATTTGTCAATAGGTTTTTTAAGACTATTACCGTTCTTATCCGTTGCCCATTTGTACGCTCTAAACTCTTTACGGGTGTTTGTACTCCTAGAAGTTAAATGTAGGTTAAAACGCTTTAAAACATCTATACCGTTATTAATACTATCCTTCCCTTTCTTAGTTGGTTTAGCATTAAATCCTAATCTATAAATCTCTTCTATACTTTTAGGCTCTGCACTATCACAAATCAATTCAGTACGACTATCAACTCCTAACTCTTTTAAACGTGTTGCAATGTCCTGATTAGTTAAGCCGTTCTCATAGATAAGCTCGTTAATGTAAATGTCGTTATCGTGTTTGTATAGTTCTAAGCAAGCGGTTGGATCATTGGTAAATCCAAAATCTAAACAATAACAAACTAACTTTGCGTTATCGGGTATATCATTGCATATTGTTACATTATCGTATATTAACCCTGTGATATTACCATACTCTCCTAATCCGTATATCTTCCAAAATTCGGGGTCGGTTTGTTGTAGGTACTCAATCTCTTCCACTAATGAAATAGGTAAGAAGGTATTATCTTTGTACGTGCTTACAATCGTTTCTACATCGCCCTTGTCTAATGTTCTCCTTTGCTCTAACTCTGTGTTAATCCAAATATCTTCATCGTCAGGGTTAAAGTCTATAAAAATTTTATCCGTTGTACGCATTAACAACTGAAAGAACTCACTACGATAGTCTAACTCATTAGCTTCATTACAATAAAGAATATTTCTTTTAGCACCTCTTAACTTTTGTTGATCGTCTGCACCGAAAAACTCCACCATTCTACCTTGGTAAGAATAAGTCTTTTTGGTTTTGTTATGGTCTATGCTGTTATACCATTCGTTATTCTGTAATATCTCTTCAAAATCCCTTACAACTGTCTTCTCTAAAGTGGTTTGATGCTTGCGGACTGTTGACCATACCCCCTTATGGATATAGTTACCTTTACCGCATTCCCCAGTCATTAACCATAAAGCACAAAGTTGAGCGATACTATAAGTCTTACTTGACCTAGTACCGCCCCTATTAACTACAATCTTCTTATTAGTAGTTCTGTTTTTTGTGAATACTGGTGTTACTTCCATAACTTACGACCAACAAAAAGAATATCCCTTTGTATCTTTGCGCCTTTTCTTATTTAACAGCCTTTTATAAATTCTCTTTGTGCTCGACTTCTTTCTTCTTCTACTAGCTTTGCAGTTATAACATTTGCAAACTCTTATATTATCATTCATATTAATCTCTTGACTTCTCTATTATTTCAATAGTTTGGTTAATGTCTACTTTATCAGACTCATTCAACCCTAACATCTTAGCTAATTGCGTTAATGCGCTTAGTATGTCGCTGTTCTTAGTTTGGTTCATCATTCTAAAAAACCTAGACTTTTCGTCCTTGTCTGCCCCTATTAGTTTTGCAAGTTCAAATGTTTCCTCCGCGCTATTGATAATGTCTAATAGCTTTGTAATGATGTAACCCTGCTTAATTTTATACTGCTCCCCTAACTCGTTTTGTATCTCAACGATTCGTACCCTGATATGCCCCTTTTTAAGCTCTCTATTTGCTAACGACCTAATTGTCTCCCTTTTAGTGTCTTTACTTACGTCATACGCTTCTAAATACGCATCTGTTTGACTACCTAACTCAACATAAAGGTTAGCGAATTTCTCTTGCTTTATAGTAAGTTTTTTCATAATGTTTTAACTAAACGCTTAAGTTGTCCATACGTTACATTTTCCTTACTGGTTACATTACCATCCTTACCGATTATATCAACCGTTGTTACTACTGTTTTACCGTTAACCTTGTAACCTTTTCTATACTTCATATCCTTTACTTCTTTGAATATAGCTAATAGGTTCTTTTTGTTTAGTGTATTCTTAGGAGCGGGCTTACCTAACGTGTTTGGTTCTAATCCCATTGCCTCTTCTAATGCTTCCGCTTGGCTAGGTGTTACCCTAGTTGTGTAATCTCTACTCATAATATTCAATACTTTTGTTATAAAAATAATAAGAGGGCAGGACTTGAACCTACTACCTCACGAAGTTCTTAACTGCCGTGCGCTCTACCCAATTGAGCTAACCCCTTATTACTCATAATCTTCTTTATAATATCCGTAAAACTCTACTACTGCATTTGGGTTTATATCTAAACTAACTTGATAGCCTACCTGAAAAACCCCCTCAATAATTACAGGCTCATACTCTTCATCGTCAACTATCACATAATGTTTAAGCATCCCTAAAGGATCAACATAAGTAATCTTATTTACTTTTGGCTGGTCTTCCACGTTTCTTGCTTCTTTTAATCGTTGGTTGTGGGTCATTCTTAACTTCTTTAGGTAGTGACTGAATGTATAAAGCTAGTCTATGTGCTGACTTATTAAAGCAGGCATTGCACCCTCTCCAATTTGTTACTCTCCCTCTGTCGTAAGGTAATAACTTATCGTGAATGTTTGCTATCTCTTCCCTTTGCTCTAAAGTTAACCTCGCTATCTTCTGACTATCGTAAGCAAGTATTAGTTGTTTAATCTCTTCTGTCATTTTATTACCTTTGTAGTGTGCAATCTGTAAACGGATACTCTGTACTACAGTCTTCCGCATTAACAAACACGGGTCTTGTTGAATGCTTATAAACGTTCTTTATGTTGTCAATTACCATAGTGTATATTACACCTTTATCTAGTGAATTAAATTCTTTCTTTGTCATTCTCGTATAATTTTGTTTAAGAAGTAAATTGATAAGTAAATCGGGTTAGTTAATAGTATTGTCATTATTACTGACGTATAGATACTTAAACAGGTTGTGCAGTTAAACGGTTTAACCTTCCAACTTCCATACTTAGTGTGTAAATATTTATCATATCCAAAGTGATTAAGGAAGTCGGGTATATCTACCACAAAAACCCTAATACAAAACAAGGCTATAATTATGTTAAAAATCTCTTCTTGCATTTCATTACTATTTTGTTTTTAATCTTCTTTAAGCTCTTTACATCTATCCCAGTCCTCTTGTGCATTTGGTCTGTGTAACCGTTACAAGTAATATACAAATCAACATAACATTTTTCAGCTTCTGTTAATGCTTCCTTAATGTCTTTAATACTTGCTGCGTAATCTTCTTCCTCGTTTGATAGGTTGAAAATCTTATCAATCGGTTTGAAGTCAATATTAGCTGTTTCACTTATTCGTTTTATATTGTGTCTATCTCTTGTACTGTTTGCTTCATACCAAACCAACTGTGCTGATCTAAAAAAGTAATAGTCTAATTGCGTTCTGCTGCCTGAACCTTCAATACTTTCTAACTCATTAAGCCTTTTATTGCTTACCTTTTCAAGCAGGTATAGACAAAGCTCATTACATAAGTCATTGCTATACTCGTGACAATTCGTTACAGCGTTACAACTGTGTAAAAAGTTGTTATAATGCTCTCCTACAATTTCGCTATTGCTCTTCATTGGTTACAAAGATAATAAAATATTTTTAACAAGTGGTCAATTCATAACTAAATTTATATTTTACCCTATCGGGTCGCTCAAGCTAAAACATACACGGTTGTTGTATGCAATAAAAATTACTTACGTTCTTGTCTTAATATTTCATTCTGTTCCTCTAGCAAAGTATTTCTATACTTCATTTCTGTAATTACATCGCCAATTTTCCAGCATATAAGCCAACCATCTAAGATTAAGTTAATGTATAAAAGTGCTTTTAGTATTTCCATATCTTAATTTTTAAAGCGTACAATACTACCTACTTATGTGTATTTCAGCATCAGGGTTTTCTTTTAAAGCATCTAAGTAATCCGAAACAAAAGGAACAAAATGCTTATACATTCCCCACCCATTTGAGCTATTAAATTTTTCAAAGTATTCGGGTCTTGTTTTCAAATCAATCAATCCTTTTTCTACTATTTCAGTTATATCTTTTGCATATTTCGCACCCATTTCTTCAGGTCGCCAAAGTGCTTTATATATTCCTGCCTTACCTGCCATCTCACCTAAATTATGTGTAATATTAGCATCATAAAGCATTTCTTGTTCTTCGTGTTCGTGCATACAAGAGTAGCACATTACTGTTTTCTTTTCTACGCTATAAAGCGATACATCTAAACTCATTTTGTTCCTTTTTTTAGTTTCTAATCTGTACTATGGGTAACACTAAATAAACCCCATTAAAACGAGGGTTTATTATTTCCGTTATTTATTCCTTTTAATCCATTCTACTTTAGTAATATACTCTACCATATCTCCTGCACCCCATTCATTAATTAAAAGCGTGTTTAAATCCTTGTAGTAGTATATTCCTTTCCTGTCCATCCATCTTTTATAATAGTCTAATGATTCTTTCCAATGGTTAAACTCTAAGAATGTACCCCATTTAAAACAAAGTAGGTTATTGTTTCTCATTCCTAAACTGTTTGGATTGTAGTAACCCGTTTCTAACTGGCTTTGTGCTGTTACAAATTCGGGGCTTTGTATTCCTATTTCAATGCAATAATTATACACTTCCTCTTTTGTTTGGCTGTAACCGTTTAGAATTGATCCAAAGATAATAGTAAATACTATCGCTAAAATCAACAACCATTTAATAATATATCCGTGTTGGTAGTCCTCTGTTTGTTTTTGTAAATCGTTCATATCTATTTGTGTTTGTTACTACAAATGTAAATCAAATATCAGTAGGTTTTACAAAAGGGGTTAAATTTATTTTAAAAATTCTTTATGCTTGTCAATATCCTTATCTATTTCAAAGCTCTGCTGTATGTATTCCTCGCTTGTCGGAAGGTAGCAACCGTTAACCCCTGCAAAGGTTCTTATCCAGTCAATGAATGTTGTTAACTCTTTTGTGTTTAAGTCTGCTGTTGATCGTAAAAACTTATCCCCTGCCTTCTCGTAAGTTAATAAATCAGACTTACGCTTTAAAAAAGTCTTTGCTTCTGCTAATGTATAACCAAACTCAATAGCATACAAACTAAATAGAATATGTAAATAACTGTTTTGTCTTAACGTTCTTTTATCTCTCAACTCTTTTAATTCTATCTTAGCCTTTTTTAGTATTAGCTTATCCTGATAGGATTTAAATTTTTTTAGGTCGAATGGTTTGTTTAGGTCTAACTTCATTTAGTCGGTGGGTTAGGTAGTGGCATCCAATGAGTTGCATCTTCGTGAGGTTTTTCGCTTGAATCTCCATAAAACAAATTATTATCACCATAAAAAGTAGCGGGAATAACTCTTATATTTTTAGGGAACGATTGAGGGCAATATATTAAACAGTGATAATAATCCTCATTAGGCAATTCATCTTCTATTTTTATCCAATTCATAACTCTTTTATTAATCGTTTATAATACTCTTTTTTTTCTTTTAAATCTTCTATACTGTAATGCTTTGGTTCGTGGTCTATCTCTAACCATTCAACAACTGCTAACCCGTAACGCTCTAATAGTCCTTTACGGTAGTTAATTAGATTACCGTGTAAATGTT